AAATCCATCATAAGTTGGTTATAATTTTTAAAATTAGAAAGATTAAAAGTTTTTTCTTGTTTTATATTCAAAATTTTTGAAATTGACTGGCCAGGTGAGTGCATCTCCCGATTATAGTTTGTTTGACTAAACTTAAGTGAATCTTTTGGTAATATATTATCAAAAACAAATTTATAGCATTCAATATGCAATGCTCCCGCAAATATTATGATATTATTTTGTTCTGGAGTATTCATACATCTTTCTCTACCTCTCGCTCCTTTATTACCTGTTATTTCAAAATTTTTAAACATTCTTAAAAGAGTGTAAAAATCGACTAAAGCGACTCCTATTGCTATTGCTTTAGCGTAATTCCCAAGCCACGAAGCTGAAGAATACCATTCGTATACAAGATCAGCTAGATCGGATATATTTTTTTGTCTCTCCCCCCTCTCTCTGCCTAATTTCGTTAGAAAATTAGGTGCTCCTAATGCCTGACTGGGCTGAGGTTGCTTTTTTCTAAATAAGTTGAATCTATTGTATTTACTTTTTTGAGGTTGGGTATTTCCCGTGGAATCGGGGACATCGTCCGAAAAATCCTTACCAAATATGTTGTTTTCATTGTATCTTCTTTTTTCTTTTTTTATTTTTTTTTTTATTGCTTCTATAACTTCTATGAATTGCATTATATACTTTTTATTCATAGAGATATCTGTGAACAAGTCAGGATCGAGGAACTTATCAGAATTTTTTATTAACATAGCTATTATATCTTCTTTAGGCGATGCAGTCTTTGTTCCTAGAGCAAAAGCTAGTAGAAGATCATATGAAGTATTATCTAAAGAATTAATAGGTTCTTTTATGATTTGTGTCAGGTAATCAATATCACTCTCTTCAATTTTTTGTCGTAAATCTATATTATGAATCCTTAAATTATCTAAATATGTTTCTGTGCGAGTCATCTGATTTGGCCCACTATGTTTTAATATTGAACATCTTGGCTTATCTTGATTTAAACTACATTCCTGAAATATATTACGTATATATTTTATAGGAGTTATTACATGCCAATAATCTTTGAGAGAGGATTTATACATACCACAACCACCATCTAATATAGCAGTATTACCCTGTGCCTTTGATAGTTTTTTCTCTAAATAAAAATCCACACATTTATCAGTGGATTGGGTCATATAAACTATAAATTCACCAATATCAATCGAATCAGTAGAGGCTGGTGAGTAGAAGTCAGGTTCATCAATAGATGTATGTATATCTGATATTAGCAAGATTTTTTTTGTTATATCATTATAAGTAGTAAATTTATAATAGTCTAAACCGACTGCTAAATGCAGATTTTTAATATTTTCATATCTATTATTAAAAACATATTTTGAGTCTGGTTGAATCGTTGGTGAAACCGTGCCTCCCACACCAGTCAGCATATAATATTGGTATAAAACTTGTTTTCCAATTTTGGAATAAATAGATACTTTACGATTTGTATTAGGATTTACTATTTTATGATACATATATATATATATTTATAATATAATTTTTAATTAAGAAAGTTTAATGTATTTATAAGAAATTTATTTTATAAACCACAATAATTAAAAAATTTTTGTTTTTTTCTATTGAAAATTAATAAACCAAATAGGTAAGAAAATTAAAGCCTAATAATGAATTTTTTAAGATTATATCGATAAATAGTTAAAAATAAATAATAAGTGTCTTTTATGTATAATTTCACTATAATAAAAATTAACTACAAAAATCCATCATAAGTTGGTTATAATTTTTAAAATTAGAAAGATTAAAAGTTTTTTCTTGTTTTATATTCAAAATTTTTGAAATTGGCTGACCGTTCTCTCGATAAATCTGCCTGTTGATCTCAAGATAATTTGTTTGTCTATACTTAAGTGAATCTTTTGGTAATATATTATCAAAAACAAATTTATAGGATGCAATATGCGCTGCTCCCGCAAATATTATTATATTATTTTGTTCTGGAGTATCCCAACATTTTTCAGGACCTCTCTTTCCTTTATTACCTGTTATATCAAAATTTTTTAAGATTCTTAAAAGAGTGTAAATATCGACTAAAGCGGCTCCTAATGCTGATCCTTTAGTATTATCAGCCCTTTCAGAAGATTTCCATGTTGCGTATACAAGATCAACAAGTGCGAGCCGCAGGTGCTTCCCCTTGTGCAGCACATTTAAAGTTTTTGTCATATTTCTTCTCTCCTCCGCCTCTCTCCCGTAATTACTTAGAAAATTAGGGGCGCTCCTAATGCCTGACTGGGCTGAGGTTGCTTTTTTCTAAATAAGTTGAATCTATTGTATTTACTTTTTTGAGGTTGGGTATTTCCCGTGGAATCGGGGACATCGTCCGAAGAATCGTCACCAAATATCTTGTTTTCATTGTATTTACTTTCTTCTTTATTTATTTTTTTTTTTATTGCTTCTATAACTTTTATGAATTGATTTATATATTTTTCAGTTATAGAGATATCCGTGAACAAGTCAGCATCGAGGAACTTATCAGAATTTTTTATTAACATAGCTATTATATCTTCTTTAGGCGATGCAGTCTTTGTTCCTAGAGCAAAAGCTAGTAGATTATTATATGATTCAGCATCTAAATTATTATTATTAATTTTTTCATAGAAGGGATGGTCCATGAGATCAATATCACTCTCTTCAATTTTTTGTCGTAAATCTATATTATGAACCCTTAAATTATCTAAATATGTGAAGTGGTTTAAGTCTCCCATGACGCCGTGTTTTAATACTGAACATCTAGGCTTATCTTGATTATAACTACATTCATTAAATATACCACGTATATACCCCATAGAATTTGGATTCCAATACCACAAATCATCTCGGAGACAGGACGTATACATATCACCATCACCACCATCACCACTATCAGCAGCAGCACCACCACCACCACCATCTAATATAGCAGTATTACCCTGTGCCTTTGATAGTGTTTTCTCTAAATAAAAATCCACACATTTATTAAATTTACTCAAAGATTGAGTAATATCAACTATTAATTCAGCAATATCAATCGAATCAGTAGAGCCCGGTTTGATATGTTCAAGAATAGGTGAATGTTCATCTGATATTAGCAAGATTTTTTTTGTTATTCCATTATAAGTCGTAAATTTATAATAGTGTAAACCAACTGCTCCATACAGCTTTTTAATATCTTCAAATCTATTATTAAAAACATAGTTTGAACCAGATTGAATGGTAGGTGAAACCGTGCCTCTCGCACCAATCTGCATATAATATTGGTATAAAACTTGTTTTCCAATTTTAGAATAAATAGATACTTTACGATTTGTATTAGGATTTACTATTTTAAGATACATATATATATATATATAATAATTTTTAATTAAGAAAGTTTAATGTATTTATAAGAAATTTATTTTATAAATCATATAGTGCTGAAAATTCATATAATGAAAATATTTTGAATAAGAAAGGTAATATTAGTCTAGTTAAGAATGAAAATAATCAAAGCCAAGTGAGTAAATTTAGGGAATTAGAAGGTTTTCATAATATAGAAAAATATATAACATTGAAAGGTAGACAAACAAATAAAATTAAGTATTACGTATAGATTCTTTATGAATTAACAGATATGGAGAATAAGGTAAAATATTTGAATTTCTAATATTATCATATAGATCATAAATATCATTAGGAAATACATTAATTTCTTTAGTTTTTTTTTCAATAATAGGTTGAGATTCAGCATATATTTTTTGTTTTAATTTGAATGAATAGGCTAATAATTTTGAAATCCACATGTTAGAATTTAATAATTCTTTTTGACTCAAATTTAAGAACCATTTATATTTAATTGATTTTTCAATCAAATTAATATTTAAATTTAAAAATAAAATATTTTTAGTATTTTTAAATAATGTATAATTATTTGAGACTAAATTATCAATAGTAATAATATTATTTTGATAATCAATTGAAGCATCATATGAATGATCAAAATTAAAATTATTTTGAGAACAATTTAATAATAATTTAATATTATTGTGAATATAAAAACTCGAAATAATAATATTTTTTTGTTTATTTATATAATTTAGTATATTTTTAGTAATATTATTATTTTTTTTAAATCCAATAATATTATCATTTATGTATTTATTACCAAAAGTTATAGAATCATATTCAGATAATTTATCAATAATAATTTTAAAATTTTTAAAAGGAATAGTATCTGGTTCAATCCATAGTCCTCCATAATGATATAATAAATAATATTTTATATATTGTTTATTAATAAATTTATCAGGATATATGGAATAATTTTTAATATAATTATTAATATTATCATTATATAAAATTACAATATTAAATAAATTTTTATTATATAAAGTAATAAGTTTAATACATATATCAATAATAGAATAATTATTTTGTAAGACTTTTTTAGAATAAAAAGAATCCCAATGTCTAGAAGATAATTGTGAATCTATATAAATCCACATATATGGTAAACTAGTAAAATGTTCATCTATACATTTTGATTTATTATTATAATTTGAGTGATAATTAGTTTGTTTTTGTTGTTTAATTATTTTAAAAGGAAATTTATGATTTAAAGAATACATATTAAAACAATTAGTAAAATTATTTAGATTAAAATTTTCAATATATTTTTTATCTACATCTAAACTTATTGTTATAATAAGTAATAATATAATTATTAAATTTTTCATATATTATATATATATATTTTTAAAAACATATATGGATTTTAAGAATAAATAAAGGTGATTAAATCACCAATTGTAAAATCATCAAGTTCATTAGATGGTAATGAAGGTTTCCAATTATTTTTAGAATTAAGATAACTATTTGAATCTTCTATTAATATAGATAATAATACTTCCGCAACAATAATTCCACCCACTCCAGTTAACATTTCACCACCCCTAAATATTTCAGCTTCTTTAAGAATATATATAATTAAAGGTGTCTGTTCTAACATATTATTTCTTTCTAATGAACCATTTATATCAAATTGTTTCATAGTATCTTTTTGAATAGGAGTAATACCCATAGAAAGAGCAATATTTTGACCAGAAGTTAGATTGAATTCTTGTGCTTTTAAAAGTATACTTAAAAATAAAGAATTTAATTCATTATCTATATCAGATGGTTTAGATTTATTAGTATTAGTAGATTGTTGTAAATTATTTAAATCATGTGCGATAGAACAATTTATTTTTTTAGAATATTGTGGTTGTATGTTTTGGACTACATCAAAAAATTTAGTCCAATCAATAACATAATCAGGTAAATTGCCATTTGTAAGATTATGTAATTCATTATGAGGAATATTTAAATTATATGCTATATTATAATAATTATTTAAAGTAAAATGTTTATATTGAAAACAAGCTAAAGCAAATTCTATAGGAATACAACCATTCATTTTAGATAAACTATAATATTTAGGTTTATGTTTACATATAGAATTTAGAATATCATTATCAATTAATCTAGAAAGAAAATCATTAACTATTATCCATTGAAAATAATAAATAACTTCTTTTTTTACAAATTCAAATAAATTAGGTATATCATTTCTATTTGAATAATAATCAATTAATTTATTATGAAATAATAAAAATAATACATGTAATTGAGAAGTAATATAGTTATCATCATTTCTACCATCAGGTATAATAGCTATGCCTTGAGTATTTCTAAATAAATCAGTATTATTATGATTAAGTAAAAATTTATTATTTGAAAATAAATATTTAGAATTAGTATTACCATATAAAGAATATAAATCAAACAAAGGTATTTTTGAAGAATTATAGGTTAAATCATGAAAAATAAATTGTGCAAAAAAACTCCATCCTGTTGATAAATTTTTATTCATATTTGAAATAATATCATGATTGAATAAAGATGATTCAACAACATCTTTTAATTGATATTCTTGATAACAACATTTTTGTAAATTAAAAAGTTTACAAAAATTATATTTTGTAGCTATATCTTTATGGTCCAAATTACATTTTTCACTTAGAGGTAAATTATTTTTAATACCTTTATCACCGGATTCTTCATCTCCACAACAAGCATCAATAATTTCTTGTTCATTAATAAATTTATTATTATTAACCACATGATGTAAATTTAACTTATAATTATCAGATTTTTCAAAAACACAACTTTCAACATCTGATTGTAAATTAAATTTATAATTATCAGATTGTATATTTTTTAAAGAAGAATTACTTAAATTTTCTAAATTAGTATCGGTATTTTCTACATTTTTATTTGAATTACATTCAAAATGACAAGAAGATTCATTAATAGAATTACAGTGATCATCAGTATTATCAGATTGTATTAATTTAATTTCTTTAATATATATTTTATCAGTTAATTTAGGATTAGTTACTAGTATTCCAATTTCTACATCACTTTCATAATTGCAACACCATCCTGCAGACGTATGTTGATTAAATTCATAATCACTTGATATAAATGTATAATTTTCAATAAGTCTTTTAGAATTACCCGAAATACCATTACTGTCTTTTGCAAATAAAAATGCCGAATTTTTCCTTGTAGCAAAACCATAAATTTCTAATATATATACTTTATTTTGTTGTATAGAAAATTTTTGATTAATTTTTATACCAGGTGTGCTTTTTATTTGATTAATTTGTATTAATAAATAATCTTCATTTTCAAACTTAGTTTTATTAATTATTACAGATTGATTAGGTATTATATCATTAATATTTTGAGAAACATTCCAAGAATATATTAATTTTTTATTAGACATATCAATTAATTTATTAAAAGAAATTATTTTATTAAAACAAATTTATTATAAAATATATTTAAAAGATATTTTTGTAAGAATATTATGAATAAAAATTGGAATTATGAAAATAAAATAATAGAAAATAAAATTATTAAATTTATTATTAAGTTATTTATTATAAATAATACTAATAAACTAAAAGGAGAATATATATTTATGTATTTAAAACATATGTTTAAATTAAATAATATTTTTTTAAAACAAAATAATAAACATAGGAATATAAATACATATATCAAAGCTAATTATGGTGGATTTATAAATTTAATTAATAAAAATATAAATATAAAAAATTATTTAATTTATAATAAATTAAATAAAGAAATTATATTAATTTAGGTCAAAAATTCCGTCATATTTTAATTTTGTATTATTAAGATAATTCGAAAATATATTATCATTATTTATAATACACATTTGTAGATCATTTTTGGGCTTATTTCTATTTAACCAACATTTCCATTCTAAATGTTTAGAAATATTAGAATTATTACATTGATTGTCTATATTATAAATGCAACTAAATGGTAAATTAATTTTTTTTTTTATATTATAATCTTTATTCTTAATTATAAAATTTTCTTTTTTATTATTATAGTGTATCTTTATATTATTGATAAAAACAATAAAAAGTATTAAAATAAAAATAATTATAAATTTATTAATCATATATAATATAATTTTATTTTAAATATAAATCTCAATATTTATTAACTACAAATTATTATTTTTCTTTTTTTTTTATACTATGAGATCTTATTTCTTTTCAAATGTTTTAATATATATATATATCTATTTTTTCTATTTTTCTACAATAATAATATACAAGAAAATAATAAATACAAATATAATAAATACAAATATAATAAATACAAATGTAATAAATACAAATGTATTTAAGATGCAAGAAAAAGTTTTAATTCTTCATTAAAAAGTGAAATATATAGTATTATTAAGGTAAAACAAATTATAATTCCTACAATTTTTTTAAAATTATATTCAATTTTTTTGGAAGTATTTTTACGAGTCCAAATTTTAGATAAAATATAAGAAAATATTTCTAAGATTTTTGATTTAATACTTAAAATTTCAGAGAAAATAATAGAAGGTATTTCAAGGATTTTTGATTTATAATTCATATTAAAATATATATATATAAAAAAAAAAAAAAAAAAAAAAA